CTTCAGTTTTAATTAAACCTACTCTGTCAAGTAATTCTTTTGCTGCACCGAGTTTATCTCTAATACCTAACTGTGTTGGGTCATCCATGCCACTCACCATAGCAACTGCGGCCTTGGGTGCATTTCTACTCATGTATAGCTGTGTAGCTTCCATGATCTCGTCTTTCATAGATGCAACAACTGCTGATGTGGATGAGTTCTCAGAATATCCTGCTAACAACTTAGCTTGTACAGGGTCTCCGTTAGCTTTGTCAAACAAAACTTCTAGAAACAACTTCTGTCTATCTGTTAGTTCTCTACTCAATGTGGTATACCTTGTGTTAAAACTCTGTCTATTAAACGTTGTGCTCTGTTGGGTGTCTGTCTGTACCAACGTGAGTCTTCCATCTGATTTGCCATTTCTTGATAGTCATTATTGTTGACTGCAGCAATCATGTTCTTAAATTTACTTAGAGTTGGTCTTCCTAATTGAAAAGACATATTTGCTAATACTCTTTGTATCTCTTCGGGTAGACTATCAAAATCATCAAATAGTTCTTTACAGTCACTTATGGAAACTTGTATATCTCTTTCAAACCAATCATTTACTTGTTCGTGTGGCACTTTAGTTCCTACGGGTTGCCCATAAAACTCTTCATCCCACTCTGTGATTAAATGTCCTATCCCCCCGGTCAAATGCCCTTCTGAACATCTATATAACTCATATTTTATTCCCTCGTCATTAGCTATCTCGTCTTGTAGCTTAATTAAATTCATCTTCTAAGTCCTAATTTCATTTGTTGTTTACGTATTTCTTTTACGTGTAAATGCCAAAAATAGTTTCCCACTTTACTAATTATAGCAGAAATCTTTAAAAATGTCAAGGCTTTTAAACTCATGCTCTTTTTGTTATCCTTTGTTCTAAATGACTAATGAGTATTTCTCTCATGTGAACTGCTCTTGCTCTATCTGTAAAGGAGTATTCTCGTATATCATCTGTCTCAACTCTAAGTGAAAATGTATAGAATGCTCCCTGTTTTACAATAGGTGAGGCACTACCTCTAGCTATTCTTTGTGGATTAACCAATGTTCCAAAATTTGTTTCAATAATTTTAGCCATTACTTTTTGCCTTTCAACATCTTAGCTGCTTGTCCTACACCTTTGATACCAAATGACGCAGATATTGCTATGTACAATAAATACTGATACCAATCAGGTAGTGTTGCTAATATCTCAAAACCCTCTTTCACATATTCTCTCATACCCGGAATAAAGACTAATATAGCAGGAGCTAGTAGTACAACTAAAGCGAACTCGTCTTTCCAACTATCCACTGTAGCATCTGCCATCTTGCCTTCCCACTCAACTTGACCTGTTGCAACCTTTTCTGCAACAGTAGCACGAGCTTTAGCCTCTGCGACTTTAGCTTGTCCATCTGCCTTTGTTTTTTCTATCTTGTTTTGAAACCACGTTCCTGCGAGGTTTGCGATTGGTCCTATTAGTGCTTGTATCATTTGCTATTTTCTCTTTTATTCTTTCTTGTTTTAATTTTTCTTTTAACTTAGCTGAATCTACGAAAGCTTGATGTTTTCTTTGCAATCTTGCGGGGTTGTTTAGAAAATTGTTTACCTCTTCTAGTCGCTTTGCGTTTAGCAGCCGAAGAGGCGGCGTATTCACTGGAACTAAGAGCCTTAATTGCTTTCTCAGGTAGATAACGTTCGCCAGTTGCCTTTGATCCTTGTGTACTAGGTTTACCAGACTTTGTTCGCCATTTTTGTTTTGTCCACGCAACTAACGACCTTTGTGATTTTTTAAGTGCCATACTCTACCCTACATACACAAATCTTCATACTTAGTAGTATGAAGTCTATGTCTTGACAATTCTCTAGCAGCAGTAATTCCTACTCTACCATTATGTTTTAGTATTTTTATTAACCAACTTATCATATGCTTGTTTAATCTCTTCTATTGTTCTTTTACAACCTATGCATATATTATCTTTGAGTTTACATATCCCTACGCAAGGTGTTAGATCTTTCCCATCCATTTTGCTAGTAGCCATGCTAATATTCCTGCAAAGAATAATATAAATATAAATGCTATCCCATACCCTGCATATTCTATTAACTCTTGTTTACGCTTCTCTGCCATCTTTTCTTGATAGCGTCTTGACTTTCTAGCCTCTGCTTGGAATGCCTGCCAATCTTGCCAAAGTCCAGGTCTTCCTAAGTAGATCATTATTTTTTTGAGTTCTTCTTCTTTTTCTTTTATTTGCTCAAGAGCCATGAACTCTTCTAGATCACCACCCCCAACACCTTTAGATTTTTTCTTTTTTAGATTCTTTTCTATTTGTTCTTTTGCAAACACAAAATCGGAAATCTGTTTTACACACCCTCCAAGTTCTTTTCCGTTTGATACGAAATTTTTTATTATTCCGAAAGCAGCGTTAGCTGCGGCTAGTTCTGCTAACATTTTATTTCCTTATGGGTTTACAATATGCAGTTATTCGCTGATTTCCATCCTCTGTTGGTATAGCTGGTTGCTTACGTAGACGTTCTGCAAAGTACAGACATCTATCAATATCATCAAAAGTTTGTATTTGATTTATTACTCTTGTGTCAATCATAAACACAAGAAGAAACTCTATCATACAGGTGCTCCTTGCACCTCGTCATCTTCTTCGTGGCAGTCGCAGTTGCACTCTTCACAATCACAATCGTAACACTCACAAGTGTCACACCTTTTTTTTCTTTTTTCGTTCATGTGCTTTCTTTAAACTTTCTTTTGCTTTTTTAAATATTGCGACAACTTCAGTCTTGCCCATCACTTTAGCTCTTTGCTCACCGACTGTAAGTATCTGTATCTTTCTCGCATATGGCTTATTGATTTTTTTAACTTTTGCAACGGTTGCTCTTGCATCGGCTGGGGTGGCAAATTTGATGCTAACTGTGTCTTTAGGATTTTCATCCGTGTATAGTCTTCTGTCGCTACCTTTTGGTTTTTTTCCTGTACCAACTTTAGGATCTCTTTTTTTTCTTGACAACTTTTTTGTATCCCTTCTTTTGGTCTCTATTAATTTTAGATAAAGTTTTAGCTTGACTTGCATGAAGCTTGGATGCCTTCTTCAATCCTTTAATTACTTTTGTTAATTTTTTAGTGTAATGTGGCATTAGTTTCTGTATCCTCCACCTGCTTTTTTGTAAGCTGCAGCTAACATTTGAGCTTTTCTAGCTGACCATTGTCCAGGAGCACCACCTTTGCCTCCTGCTTTAATTCTATTAAATATTCTTTTTCTCATTTCAGGCTTTGTATAGTTACCTGCTTTGTTTACTGTGCTTTTACTTTTTTTCTTTTTAGTTTTCTTTTTTGCAGAACCACCTTTTCGTAATTCTATAGCTGATAGAGCTTTTGCTTGACCTGCATGAGCTTGACTAGCTTTTTTTAGTTTTGACGCTACTTTTTTTATTGTCGTTTTTGCTTTTTTTACTTCCACTTCTCTCTCCTAAAGCTACTTTGTATTTTTGTACTCTTTGTCTAGCTAGACGCTCTTTGGTTTTGTCTTTTTGTTTCAAAGCTTCACCGACATCACGTCTAGCTTTCATTAGTAATTTAACTAGTCTTTCTTTTTTAGGTCCTTCTTTCAGATTAGATTGTTTGTAACCTGCAGTAGAAAGTGCAATAGCTATAGCTTGTTTGTGAGGTTTACCCTCTTTTTTTAGCTTTCTTATGTTTTGACTTACTACCTTTTGACTTCTTCCTTTTTTTAGCGGCACTTGGTAATAATCCTTTGCTAACTGCTCTTGCCCTTTCAGAGAAACCAAGCTTCTTTTTACTTTTTATTTTTTTTCTTATTGTTTCTAGCTTGGCTACCATCGGAGTACAAATTGTTAAATGTTACTGAAGGGTCTAAGTAAGACTCATGAGATTCTGCAGAGTGTATCCATTGTGATGGTGTAAAATCAGGAGCACCATCTCCAGTTCTCCACAAAGCAGGACTTGTCGCTCTCACTCTGTTATTTGGAAGTGCAACTATGTTGCCAGTCCATTTTCCTGCATCTAACAAATATAGTACGTGTGACTGCTTATGTTGTGCAGGATCATCTGCTATATCGCTATCTGTGTAGTCTACAGTAAATAAATATTTTCCTGTATAGAAATCATTATCAATCTTACATAGCCACGGAGAGGAACTTACTCTGTCCATAACTATAACTGAATGATGCCTTGACTCACAATCCCAAGGTTGACATAAGTGGTCTTCCATTGGTTCTGCCCAATCATCTACGGGTATGTCTGCGACTAAAGCTTGAATAGGCATTCTTGCCCACATTGCACCACCATGCACGTTTTCTTCAGGTCCTCCTTCCATGTCAATCTCACATCCAGTGAAAACGACTTGGAAGCTTAAAGACCTGTCGGGTATGGTGTTTACTGCAAATGCCATTGCGTGAAGGAACTCACCGTGATAGTCTTGATGATTACAAGTGAACTCTCTTCGTACCCAACACTTAAAGTGTGGTACGTTGCTTATTAGATAAGACATTATCTACGTTTAGCAGCTCCACCCCTTGAGTACATTTTTGTTTTCTTTTTCATGCCTGCACCACCTCGTGCATACATTTTTGTCTTTTTCTTCATTCCAGCACCACCTCTGGCATACATTTTAGTTTTCTTTTTCATTGCCATTTTGTTTCTCCCACTATGACTTTTTATTTTTCTTACGAGCAGTTTTTGTTCTTGCGTAAGACCTATTTTTAGAACGAGGAACTGCTTTCAACTTACTCTTTTTGTTTGAAGCATCTCCACCCACATGGTGAACATCTTTTTTGTCACCCTTTTTAACTAGACCTTTACGTTTCATAATACGTCTAGCTAAATTCCTATTTACACGTTTCTTTTTACGTGCCTTTGATTCGTTAGCATATTCTTTCTTGTAATCACGTTTAGACATCAAACCCCATATTTCTTACAGCACCTCTGCCTTTTTCTGTTTTAGCGAGTGCTCTAAGTCCTTTGTTTGGTAGGTTATCTATTACAGCAGCTCCTGATGAAGCATATAAGTGTCTCTTTCCACTCGCCATTCCACCATAAGCCATACCTTTAGGTTTGCCTACAGCTATCACGATAGCAATCTTACCTTTTTTCATTTTCTTTTTAGCCATAGAACAATCCCCCTTTTCTCATGTCTGTGTGTCCTTTTTTAGATTTGCTTTTAATATTACCTTGTGTACCTTTCATAGCAGCACGAGCAGCCGCAGAACCTGTACCACCAAACTTTGCCATAAGTCTCTTTCTTTCATCTTCGTTAGATGCAAAGATGTTACCCTTCAAGCCAAATCCTACATTACCACCTGCTGTGATGTTTGTTCTTTTTGGCTTGTCATCAACTTTTTTCTTCTGTTGAAGTGGTTTTGTCTTGATATCTTTTACTTTAATATCTCTGAGTTTCTTGAGAGCATCTTGTTTTGGTGCTAATGGTTTAGTCTCTGAGGTCTTTTTGTTGTCGCTAGTTTTTACATCACTCTTTTTAGGCATAGCTTTGCCTTTCTCAGAACCCGTAAACTGTCCAGCAACAAATGGTGCAGTTAAAGTTAATCCTGTGAGTATCTTACCTTTATTACGAGTTATGATATTTCCAGGCTTCTTATCATCAGGTTTTTTCTTTTGCTGAGTTTTTTTCTGCTGAGTTTTAGGTTTAGTTTGCGACTTAGGTTTAGTCTGTGAAGTAGGTTTAGTTTGTGTTTGTGCTTTGGGTTTGGTCTGAGTTTGTATTTTAGGTTTAGTCTGCTTTAGTTGTTTAATTTTAGTTATGCGAGGAGCATTTTTAACCTTTTTAGCCGCAGTTTTAGAAAGTTGTTTTGCTGCACCTTTAGCAACCTCTTTTCTAAGATAATTAGCAACAGATCTAGTTACAGCAGCAACAACAACCTTGCCTACTTTGAAGAATAATGGTGCGAACATAGCTCCCATTACATCATCCTTGTATTTTTTCTACCCATTTTAGTAGGTCCAGTTCTACTAAGCTTCTTTACAGGTCCACCTTTAGCTCCACCACTTAGTACAGTTTTAGTTTTAGTCATAGGCTTCTTGGCAGACTTTCTTGTCTTGCCTGTCATAAAGTTTAGGTAATCTCTCAAAGATAATCCACTCTTATCTAGATCAGCCTTTGTGACTGCGGCCTTTTTCTTACCATCTTTACCCATATAGTATAAAGATCCTGCCTTCTTCGCAGCAGCTATTGTTTTGTAGTCTCTGAACGTTTTTGCTTTTGGTTTAGCTTTGCCACCTAGTGCTCCTGGAGACATACCTGTCGGTCTTTTCTTTTTCATTGCTTCTGATAGTCCAACGTCTACCTT